ATAGTCCGCTCCCTTTGGCGACAAAGGTTAAAACACAAGGAATGCTCACAACTTCCCACTTGATCTTGCTGCTGCTAGCAACACTCCTGTTGCCTTGACTGCACCAACCATCGGGTGATATAATAAACGGGAACTCTTCGGAGTTCCTTTTTTTATAAATATTTAAGCACGAAAGAAAGCACGAAAGAAAGCACGAAATGACTAAACTATACTCCGACCTGTATAGAACCTGTATGACCTGTGGTATTGAAAAACAAATCACGGAGTTTTATATGCGTGATAAAAAAACTGGTAGGAGACACTCTGCTTGTAAAGACTGTGATAAAGCAAGGGTAAAAGCAAGACATCAATCAAATCCAGAACGCACAAGAAATAATGATTTGAAAAGAAATTATGGTATAACTCTTCAGGAACATCAGGAGATGTATGAAAGTCAGAATGGGGTTTGTGCTACTTGTAAAAAACCTGGTGATGGTAAATGGAAAAAACTTTGTGTAGATCACGATCATAAGACTGGTAAAGTTCGTCAACTTCTTTGTAGGAGGTGTAATATGATATTAGGACAAGCAGATGATAGTATAAGTCTCTTTACGGAGTATATTAAATACCTACAAAAGCACCAATAATATGTCTCATAAACCTCAACACGAACCTATGGAGCCCTGGGTAGTTTGGGCAGGTGTAGGTATTATGATGTTCACCGTTATCATATTTGTTATATTTACATTAAGTATGATGTATTTTTAACCCTATGTTTTTTATCCTCACGGTATTCATTCTTTTTGGCATTTTTATGTTCGTAATGTCCATCACTCAAGATTTATGATATCCTCTACAACACCATATAAAATTGCAGAAATTATTCGCGATACTTGGCCTGGTCTTTACAGAAAACCAGCAGCATCTTATAATACACAAAAGACTTCTAAAAATGAAAAAGTATAATGAAGAATATTTTTCAGTAATCGAAACCAAAACAGGTAGAAAAATTGCTGACTGTGGTGAAGAAGAAGATGCTTTTATGATGGTTTCTTTTGACCCAAAGAATAGAATCATTACAAAAAATAAGTTCCTGATGGGTCCAGTTGTGGATGTTGAAATTCCAAAGGCACTGCCAACCAATGAAATTATGATTGATACTACTGGATATAAAGAACATCAAGAAAAATGGATGGTAGAAAGGATTAATCAATTACCACAAATCAAACTACCAGAAGGACAAGGAATTCCAGTTAACGCTAAATAACTTTCAGTTTTATAAGAATTATGAAGTTTACAGTTTATTCAAAAGACGGTTGCCCATATTGCACCAAAGTTCAACAAGTGTTAGAGTTGGCACAACTACAACATGTAGTCTATAAACTGAATGAAGATTTTACTCGTGAAGAATTCTATGCTGAATTTGGTGAAGGATCTACATTCCCTCAAGTAATCGTAGATGACCAACATATTGGTGGATGTACAGATACAGTTCAATATCTGAAGGAGCAGAACTTGGTTTAATGAATAGTACATTTCACGAAGTCTATTACGATGTTGAAAGAGCAATTGATTATGCTTTCAAGGGACAATTTGTTTTAAAATTTTATGATTACTTGAAAATTCGTGGAGCAAAAAAAGTTGAAGTTGAGGAATTTATTGAAAGTGCCACAGCAAATGAGATCAGCAATCTTGTAATGGATTTGGATGATTATCTTGAAGGTGGTTCCGATGAAATACATAAACAACTTCGTGAGGGTTATGGGCATATTCCAAAACCAGAAGCAAGAAAAATAAGAAATTATCTTTACGGTATTCTTGAAGATGCCTGGAAATATAATCATGATAAGAGACCAGGAAGACGGAAGAAGCAAACTAAATAAATCAGAACCCCAAATTAATCGGGGTGTTGAGTTATTACTTAGGAATAGGAGGAAGAAATCAGAAAGACCAAAAACTTTTCAAGTGAAGTTTGGTAAGATGATTTCTCTCTTCCGTAGAGAGTTTCACTTTTTTATAGAATTTCACTTTGATGTTAGGAAAAAATAAACTCTCTGGAGAAGAAAAATGGAAACGGCATATGTAATTACATTCACTGTAATGTTCACGTTGCTCTTTTTTATGACAGGAAGTATAATAGGTTGGTTGACTTATAGGTATTTGTTGGAATCAAAACCTCCATATTTACATCCAGAGTTTTTTGATGAAAATGGGCAGGTGATTCCTGACGAAATAGTATCTGTACGATTTGAAAATAGCGATTACGATTATGACTACGACGAAGACGAAGAAGACGACAATTGAAAAGACAATTGAGAGTCTTCCTACAAATCCATTTGTATATGAAATTTTAGAACTTGCTTCAAAGCAAAGAAGTAATGCAAAAAAAGTAGAAGTTCTAAAAACATATGAACACGATTCTATTAAATCTGTGCTTATATGGAATTTTGATGAAAGTGTAATTAGTATGCTTCCAGAAGGAGAAGTTCCTTATGCTAATTCTGATGAACAATCAGTATATTCAGGAACTCTTTCTGAAAATTTAATTAAAGAAGCTAGTGGTGGAGAGGCAGCAACTGTTCAGGATCTTCAGGGGAGGGGCAGAACTTCTCTTCGTAGGGAGTATCAAAACCTTTATCATTATGTTAAAGGTGGTAATGATACTCTCAGCACCGTTCGCAGAGAAATGATGTTCATTAATCTTCTTCAAGGACTTCATCCAAAAGAATCTGAAGTATTGATCCTTACAAAGGATAAAAGACTGACAGATAAATATAAAATAACTTTTGATAATGTAAAAGAGGCATATCCGGATATTGATTGGGGTGGACGTTCATGAGTGCTGCAGTAAGTATGGAGAAAGACATGGCAGAGTATGGTAAAGAAGAAAAAAATATTCTGCCTTCAAAATATGGGTGTGAAATTCTTTTAGAGAAAACAACTTTAGATAGAGCAAAAGATTCTTCCTTTCCAAATGATGCATACTTGATTTGGTATAAAGTTGATAATAAAGAGTGTATTGATTTGACAAGAGGAACAAGAGTTCGTATTTTTGATATGTACTATGATAAGTATGGTGCAGGTGCAATTCAAAAAATTGATTTTGGATATGGAAGAACCAATCCAAAATTGTGGGGAATTAAACAACCAGAAAAAAAGAAGAAAAAATGAGTGCAGGTTTCGGTGGTCAAGGAAAAGAAAATAGAATAGGCAAAGATCTAAATATCACTGTTAATTTAGATGGTCTTGATAGTATTTTAAAAGAATATAAAAAAATTAAAAAATATAAAAAGTCTTCTATGTATGCCATAAAAACAATGGACGGTACAGAGAAAATTGTAAGTTCATTAATTAAAGAGGCGGAGGAAAATCCACTGTAAAATGGGAAAGCATTATCTACTTAACTTGTATGGATGCTCGTTTGTCCTTTTGGACGACGAGCGTTGTCTTATTGACCTATTAGAAAACGCAGCAGTTGCTAGTGGTGCTACTGTGGTTCAGACTATTTCAAAAAAGTTTGATCCGCAAGGTGTTACTGTGATTTGTTTGTTGTCAGAAAGTCATATTAGTATTCATACATGGCCTGAAGAAGGTAAAGCGGCAGTGGATGTTTATACCTGTGGTGACTGTAATCCCAAGATCGGATGTGATATTATCATTCAACAGCTTTATGCAACTAACCATACATTAAGTTATATTGAAAGATAATCGTAACAAAAGTTACAAAAGTTTTTGCATAAATTCTATGTAGGTGTTATAATACATCTATCGTTCATTCCCAATGGGAACGGAAGTAAGCCGACGCGGAACGGATCGTTCATTCGCTATTCGCAAATAGCGAACGCAAACGCCGACTGAAGGAACGCTCTTTAACCTAAAAAACTAAGGAGAAACCTAATGTCAAAAGTTATTTACAGAGGCGTAGAGTATGATACTCAAAAGCGTCTTGAGTATCAACAACAAATGATGCAACAACCACAACAATACAACGAAACCTATCGTGGTGTTAAGTTTGTAAAGGAGGGTCATAAGTGAATACTTACTTCGTTCGTTATCTTAAGAAAAAAGCAAAGAAGGAACAACTCCTTCATAATGCACAACTGAATATGGCAAAGCAACCACAGGTTGCATAATTCAAGAGGAGTGCTTGACACTCCTCTTTTTTTTATGTATAATTACCTTTGTGAGGGTTAATAAAGATGGATAGAGAAAAGCTTAAGTTAATCATCAGAAACCTTGAGTCTCTTGTGGATTGTTTAAAGTCAGAAGTATATTCTGATGTAGATGCATATAAACAAGAGATTCAATATGAGGAAGTAGCACCTTATCTTGATGATTATGATGAAGTGTTTTATGATGATGAGAATGATGAACTATCAGAGTTAATGAGAGTAAATCAAAAATACAAACTTACAAACGATGATGATGGAGACGGACTGTGAATAAGATCTTCGAAGAATTCGAATTCATGAAACCAGAAGTAAAACTTGTATCTGTTACACCAGATGCAGAGAAACACATGGCATATTGTGCTCGTGTTTCTAATCCAGCAAATCAAGAGAATGATAAGTTTGCTGGACTTCTTAAGTATTGTATTCAACATCAACATTGGAGCATATTCGAACAAGCGTCAATGACTGTAGAAATTAATACGACTAGAGGTATTGCAGCTCAGATACTTCGACATCGTTCATTCACATATCAAGAATTTTCGCAACGGTATGCTGACGCAAATCTTTTGGGTGGAAATATTCCTCTTCCTGAACTTCGTAGGCAAGATGATAAGAATCGTCAGAACTCAATTGATGACCTTCCAGACTATTTGAAACTCACTTTGCTGGAAGACATCCGTGTTCTGTTTGAGCAGTCTCAGAGGGTCTACAATCGCCTTCTGGAGAAAGGAGTGGCAAAGGAGTGTGCAAGGTTCGTATTGCCTCTAGCAACGCCTACACGCCTCTATATGACGGGCTCTGTGCGTTCTTGGATCCATTACATCGATCTTCGTTCGGCTCATGGAACTCAAAAAGAACACATGGAGATTGCAGAACTGGTTCGCTGTATTTTTACCTGCCAGTTTCCTGCTGTATCCGAAGCACTTGGGTGGACTCGTGATGGATGCTCTGAATGTTCTGATGCACCTTCTATTATTATTGAATAAATATTGACATATAAAATGGAGGAATAAAGTTGGCAACGTATCCTGTGATTAATAAGGTCACTGGTGAACAAAAAGAAGTAGTTCTGAGTGTTCACGACTGGGACCAATGGAAAAAAGACAATCCAGATTGGGATAGGGATTGGAGTGATCCAGCAACTTGTCCTTCATCTGGAGAGATTGGCGAAGTCTATGATAGACTTAAAAAATCACATCCAGGTTGGAATGATGTCCTTCATAAAGCATCAAAAGCACCAGGATCAAGAGTAAAACCAGTTTAATCTTTTATATGGCAAGAAGAAGAAAAGAGGATCAACCCATTGGTGTTGGGCTTACTGCAAAACAAATGAAGCGTAAGAAACCAATTAGTTCTGATTTAATGAGAGACATTGAACCTCTTACAGATAATCAAAAACGATTGTATGAGGCATATGAATCAAATCAACACATTGTTGCATATGGAGCAGCAGGAACAGGTAAAACATTTATTACTCTCTATAATGCCTTACAAGACGTTTTAGATGAAAGGTCTCCTTACGAAAAAATTTATATCGTTAGGTCTCTTGTTGCTACTCGTGAAATTGGTTTTCTTCCTGGTGATCATGAAGACAAATCATCACTTTATCAAATTCCTTACAAGAATATGGTGAAGTATATGTTCCAAATGCCAGATGATGCGTCGTTTGAAATGCTCTACGGTAATTTGAAACTTCAAGGAACTATTAGTTTTTGGAGCACTTCTTTTATTCGCGGAACTACACTTGATAATGCAATTATCATTGTCGATGAATTTCAAAATCTAAACTTTCACGAACTTGATTCTATTATTACTCGTGTGGGTGAAAACAGTAAGATTATGTTTTGCGGTGATGCCACTCAAAGTGATCTTATCAAAACAAATGAAAAGAATGGTATTATTGACTTTATGAAAATTTTGCGGGTAATGCCTTCAGTTGATATCATTGAATTTGGAGTAGATGACATTGTTCGCTCTGGATTTGTTAAAGAGTATATTATTGCAAAAATGGAAATGAATCTATGACATTTGTTCATCATAATTACTTAGGTGATCTTGAATTAGAAAAGAAAGAAACAAATGGCATCCGCTTGTATCATCTCCCTGACGGTCAGTGGGTGCCATCTATTACATCAGTGACTTCTTTTTATAATCGTCAAATCTTTGTTGAGTGGAGAAAGAGAGTTGGTGTAGAAAAAGCAAATGCAATTACGCGAAAAGCAACTGCTAGAGGAACTGATTTTCACCAAGTCTGTCAAGACTATCTTGAAAATAAAGAACTAAATTGGGATGATTATCAACCCCTGACAAAGTTTATGTTTTATCATGCAAAATCTTATCTTGATAAAATAAATAATATACATGCGATTGAGAGAACTCTTTACTCTGAATACTTAGGACTCGCTGGTCGTGTTGACTGTATTGCAGAGTATGAGGGAGAACTTGCAGTAATAGACTTTAAAACCTCAGAAAAAATTAAACCAGAAGAGTGGATTGAAAACTATTTCGTTCAAGAAATGTTTTACGCATCTGCATACTATGAACTAACAAAAATTCCTCCAGTTAAATTAATTACTATTATGGTAACTCCAGGTGGAGAGGTGAAAATATTTGACAAAAGAAACAAATCAGATTATATTAGATTATTAGTTCGTTATATTAAAGAATTTGTATCTCACAGTACTAGGCCAGATGGAGAATGAATTAGAGAAAGTACTCGAAAGTAAATTTTTCTGCCCATCAAGATTTGCACAAGAGATTGAAAATCTTGTGCAAGTAAATGTGGAGATGAATTATATTGATGCGATTATTTACTTTTGTGAACAGAATAATATTGATTTGGAATCGGTTCCTAAATTAATTTCAAAACCACTAAAGGAAAAACTTAAGTACGAAGCAATGGAACTTAACTTTTTGAAGAGGAGTTCTCGCGCAAAATTGCCGCTTTAATTTATTTGATCCGCAAAAATTTTTCCGGTAAAAAATCCTTATATTACTTTTTTGAATGATGCCGTTTGACTCCTATAAAACTTATCTATCCTTGAAGAATCATTTCACCAAGGACAGTTATGATTATTTTAAATATTGTGGAAAGAGTCGCGCAACACTTCAATCTTTCTACAAACGTAAAGACCGAATGTGGTTTGAGAAGGTCTCTAGACAAAAAACAGATCAAGAAGTTGTAGATTTCTTTGTTTCTAATTTTGTCTCATGTAATGATCCAGAAACACTTTGGATTGGTGAGAGGATTAAAGAAGGAGAAACAAGATATCAA